GCTGGCATGACTGCACGTGAGGTGCGTGACAACATAGGCAAGGCCAAGGCACTGTATGAACCTGTGATGAATAACATCAGGATTAAAGATGCAGGTGGTCGTGACATGGCATGGGTTGAATCAGTCTGCAAGGCTAACAACCCTGACATCCTTGTGCTTGACATGGGTGACAAGTTCGGTGTGGCAGGTAACTATGCCAGACCTGATGAGGCACTCAAGGCTTGTGCTATCTATGCACGGCAGATTGCCAAGACATACGACTGTGCTGTATTCTATATGTCACAGTTATCTGCAGAGGCAGAGGGTAGGTCACAGCTTAATCAGTCTATGATGGAAGGCTCACGTACAGGTAAGGCTGCTGAAGCTGACTTGATGATACTGATTGGCAAGTCACCTAGTGTGGAAGGCCAAGAGGAAGACAGCCCATTGCGTCACATCAACATCGTGAAGAACAAGCTGAATGGCTGGCACGGTATGGTGAACGTAGAACTTAACTATCAGACTGCGAGGTACGAAGGATGAGGAAACAGTTTAGTGAAGCCTTACATGGCAAGCATGACAAACCTGCTCGTGTTCGTACTATGGAGTACATGCAGATACGAGGCTACAAGATATGGGAGAACCCGAATACGTATGGACAGGACTTGATTGCGGAAGGCAGCAAGGGTAAGTTCTATGTGGAGTGCGAAGTCAAGACAGTATGGAGTGGCTCAGTGTTTCCGTATGACACACTACAGCTACCTGAACGTAAGTCTAAGTTCTTTGACAAGCCTACCCTGTTCTTTGTATGGAATAAGGAACTGTCTGATGCACTTATGTTTAAGTCGGAAGACATTAAAGACTTGACACCAGTAGAGGTATCTAATAAATATATAGCTTCTGGCGAGATGTTCTACCAGATTCCATTAACCCTGACAGGAAGAGTAAGGATGAGCAAATATGAAACTAACACTTGATGTAGAGAACACCGTCACCAAGCGTGATGGTAAGATGCACCTTGACCCATTTGAGCCTGATAACTCACTGACTATGGTGGGTATGCTCAATGACCAAGGCGTTAAACGCATCGTCACGTTTGACCATAGTGACGTGAATGCAGATGAGTATGGTCATGTATTAGTGCAGGAGTTCCTTGATGCAGCTACTGTACTCATCTGCCACAATGCAGCGCATGACTTGCTGTGGCTATGGGAGTCAGGCTTCAAGTACGATGGCGCAGTATTTGACACGATGCTGGCAGAGTATGTTCTGCAGCGTGGTATCAAAGAGCCGCTATCTCTTGAGGCTTGTGCAGAACGCTATGAGTTGGACACCAAGAAGCAGGACACACTGAAGGAATACTTCAAGCAGGGCTACAGTACTCGTGACATACCACATGATGAGTTGTCTGAGTATCTGTCTGCTGACCTTCATGCTACGCAGCAACTTGCTGACAAGCTGATGTATCGTTTGAATACACCAGCAGACAGTGGCCTACGTGGTACAGTAGACCTGACTAATCAGGTAGCTGTGTGCCTGTCACGTATCTATCAGCGTGGCTTTGCTGTAGACTTATCTAAGTTGGATGAGGTGCGTGAGGAGTTTGAGAATGAGAAGCGGCAACTGACCGATGACCTACAGGCTCATGTGCGTAAGCTGATGGGTGACACACCTATCAACCTCAACAGCCCAGAGCAATTGTCTTGGGTTATCTACAGTCGTAAGGTTGTTGACAAGCCGTATTGGGGCAACGCTATTGACCCATACATGGATGATGCAGACTTCCGCAGCCTGATTGCTGGCGGCACAGAGAAGATATACAAGACCAATGCAAAGCAGTGTAGTGACTGCAATGGTACTGGACAAATACGAAAGGTTAAAAAAGATGGAACACCATTTGCTAGAACAAATAAATGTACACGCTGTGATGGGGCTGGTTATCTTCTTATACCTAGTGTGGACTTGGCGGGGCTAAAGTTTAAGCCACCTTCAGCTAAGTGGGCAAGTGCCAACGGTTTCAGCACAAGCAAGCAGAACCTAGAGTTACTAGAGTCTGCTGCCAAGCAGCGTGGTATGAATGACGCTGTTGACTTCCTATACAAAGTGCGTAGGCTCAGTGCAGTAGACACATACCTATCATCCTTTGTTGAGGGCATTAGTACATACACAAAGCAAGACGGTAAGCTGCATGTACGTTTGTTACAGCATCGTACAGCTACAGGCCGCTTCTCTGGTGCTGACCCTAACATGCAGAACATGCCACGTGGCGGCACGTTTCCTGTGAAGAAAGTATTTGTGTCACGATTTGCTGGTGGCAAGGTAATGGAAGCTGACTTCGCACAGTTAGAGTTCCGTGCTGCAGCCTACCTATCACAAGATGAGGTTGCTATTGAAGAAGTATCTACTGGATTTGATGTACACTCATATACCGCTAAAGTTATTAGTGATGCTGGTCAACCTACGAGTAGACAGGATGCGAAGGCTCACACGTTTGCGCCACTCTACGGTGCGACAGGCTACGGCAGAACAAAAGCGGAAGCAGAGTACTACACCCACTTCACAGACAAATACCAAGGTGTTGCCGATTGGCATTCCCGACTGGCTAAAGAGGCTGTGAACACAAGAAAGATTACCACGCCCAGTGGTCGTGAGTTTGCGTTCCCTGATGTGGTGCGTAAGCACACTGGACGTGTCTCACACTTTACACAGATTAAGAACTACCCTGTGCAATCGTTTGCTACAGCAGACATAGTGCCTATTGCATTGTTGCACATTGATAGCTTGCTCAAGGGTATGCAATCGTGTATAGTGAACTCAGTGCATGACAGTATTGTTATTGACATACATCCTGACGAAGAAGCGCAGGTAATCAATGTCATACAGCAGACTAATGATGCACTACCTTATCTCATCACCCAACGCTGGGGTGTTGAGTTCAATGTGCCTTTATTATTAGAGGCAAAAATAGGCCCGAATTGGCTTGACGTGAAGGACGTAATCTGATATAACTATGCATCTTACAACTGAAAAGGAGTTAATAAACATGAACGATATTACAACGATTGATACTAATAACTACGCTGAAATGGCAAAGGCTATGGGTCTTGCTAACGAGGCACCTGCACAGAAGAAACAGGGTATGTTCCTTGCTCGTCTGCGCATCAACCACACACCTATCCTTGGTTCGGATACCATCAAGGTCAAGGGTGGTACATACAAGCTGGAGATTCCTGATGGCCCTACGTACTATGCAGAGTCGGCAGTAATGCGTCCATTCCTACAACGCTTCATGTACAAGAAGTTTGTGATGGGCAATGGTGGCACACCTAATCGTTACGTCAAGACTGTTATGGCTGATACGCTTAACATGGACTTGAAAGATAACGATGGCGGCTTCAACTGTGGTAAGCCTTCTGGTTGGATTGAAGACTTCAAGTCCCTGCCAGATGCTACTAAGGAACTCATCCGTTCCATCAAGCGTGTACGTGTAGTGCTTGGTACAGTTGAGTTGGTTAACCCAAAGGATGCGGATGGTAATCCTGTAGACTTAGAAGCTACGCCATTCATCTGGGAAGTAGAGAATCGTGACGCCTTCAAGACTATTGGTGGTGTGTTTACACAGCTTGCCAAGATGAAACGTCTTCCTGTGCAGCACAATGTTACGCTGAATACTGAAGAGCGTAAGCTGCCTAACGGTAATAGCTTCTACTTGCCTACTACATCCTTGGACATCACTAACACAGTGGAACTCACACAGGATGACCAGACAAAGTTTGCTGACTTCATGTCGTGGGTTACTAACTACAACGAGTACATCATCAATACTTACGCAGAGAAAGCGTCAAGTAAAAACGATATGGACTTGGATGAAGTAGACATTGACGGTGTGGTTGATGTCGAGTTTGAAGAAGAGGTAGCATAATGAACCATCCTGCTGAACTGGCACTGCATCAGTATCTTGAGAATGCCGTAACAGGCAAATCAAGTATGTCACAACGGACAATCACACAGATTGGTCTTGATGTGATGGCTGCGGCAGCACGTCAGTTCGGTGGGGGTAACAAGCGTGACAAGTTCGGTCTACGTATGTCAAACGTAGGTAGGCCAACTTGCCAACTCTGGTATGACAAGAACAAGCCAGAGGTAGCGTTACCCTTTCCGACAACATTCGTAATGAACATGATGATTGGTGACATTGTTGAAGCAGTGTTCAAAGGCATCCTTAAAGAAGCAGGAGTTAAGTATGAAGACACCGATAAAGTTTCTCTTGACCTTGGTGACGATAGCGTTTCTGGTTCTTATGACCTCATCATTGATGGTGCAGTTGATGATATTAAATCAGCTTCAGACTGGTCATATAGAAACAAGTTTGAATCCTATGACACTCTTGCCAGCGGTGATGGCTTCGGGTATGTGGCTCAGTTAGCTGGTTATGCTAAAGCTGCAGACAAGAAGGCGGGTGGCTGGTGGGTAGTCAACAAAGCCAATGGTCAGTTCAAGTATGTACCAGCTACAGGTCTTGACGTGGATACCGAAGTATCCAAGATTAAAAATACCGTAGATAAAGTAAAGGAGAACAAGTTTGAAAGATGTTTTGAACCAGTGCCTGAGACTTTTCGTGGCAAGCCCACAGGTAATAAAGTCCTTAATGATGGATGCAGATTTTGTAACTACCGTCACGATTGTTGGGATAGTCTTACTGAGCGTCCATCTGTAATGTCACAGGCCAAGAATCCGCCTACCGTCAGCTACATTGGAGATGTAATTGCTCCATAAGGCACGGCGTATGGCAATACGACATGGGTATCGCAGTGGGCTAGAATACAAGCTATCCATTTATCTTGATGAAAACAAGGTCAAATATGGCTACGAGGACATCAAGATTGAATGGGAAGACCTAGCCTACCGCACCTATACCCCTGACTTTGTTCTCGACAATGGTATTATCATTGAGACAAAGGGCAGGTTCATGGCTGCAGATAGACGAAAGCATATAGCTATTAAGAAGCAGCATCCCAAGCTGGACATACGCTTTGTGTTTACTAACAGCAAGGCTAAACTAAGCAAGGGTGCTAAGTCTTCATACGCAGACTGGTGCATCAAGCACGGCTTCAGATACTACGACAGGATTATCCCGGAAGAGTGGCTGAAGGAGAAGGGTAAAAACAAGCATCCAAAGTTTATTAAGTTTGGCGGCACGAAAGTAAAAAGGAGATAAGCATGAATATGATGGATAAACTATCTAAAGAAATACAAAACGAGGACTTCCTTATACGTGTCAGACCATTCGCTGATAACGATGGTAAGTGGTCAGGCGAAGTTGATATATCTATAATGGCTATGCCTGACAATCCTCTTGATGATGACGACTACTATCAGGTCATGCACTTTGCTAAGATGATGTGTGCTGCTGTGCCTGTCATGGAAGAGGTAGAGGAACTACGCAATATTGTTCACGAGTATGTCACAAAAGTTATTGACAACGAGATGGATATTGATGTAGAACTGGAGGAAGAAGCGGGTGTGGAAAAGACCTATGATGGTAATGTAGTACACCTTAACTTTAACAGCAGGACAAAGGGGTCAGCATGATGAAGCACGAACAGTTTATGAAAGCCAAAGCAGCAGAGTTAAATCCTAAATGGGCAGATTTAGCAGAGCAGGAAGGTAAAGAGATTTATGGTAACGTGGATATGGTCAACAGTCCACCACACTATAATCAGACAGGCATTGAATGTATTGACGCTATCAGTGCAGCCACAGACGGCGGCTTCAAGTATTACCTGCAGGGTAACATTATGAAATATCTATGGCGTTTTGACTACAAGGATAAACCCATTGAAGATTTGCAGAAAGCCAGATGGTATCTGGATAGGTTGATTGAAGAGGTAATGGCAGATGCGAGTTAAGATGTTCATTACAATTGATATTGACGAGGAAGAGTATCCCGTCCCTGCTGATGGGCAGGTGGGCGAGGAATTAGAGGAAAGCATCCAAGAATACTTTTATGATATTGACGGTGCTAGTATTAGAAACATTAGAACGATAACGGAGTAAGAGATGATTAGCAATACATTACCAACAGACTACCAGAACTTCATAGCCCTTTCACGCTATGCAAGATGGAAAGAAGATGAGCAACGAAGGGAGACATGGGGTGAAACAGTTACAAGATATTTTGATTATATGGCTAATCACTTGGGTAGCTATTGCGGTTACAAGCTACCAGATACACTGAGGGCGGAACTAGAAGAAGCCGTACTCAATCAGTCTATCATGCCTAGCATGAGGGCGTTGATGACTGCAGGACCAGCACTAGACCGCTGCCATGTGGGTGGATACAACTGTTCATACGTACCAGTGGATAGCCCACGTGCGTTTGATGAGACTATGTACATCCTCATGTGTGGTACAGGTGTAGGCTTCAGTGTAGAACGTCATAACATTGAGAAGCTGCCTATGGTAAATGAAGAGTTTCACGAGACAGACACAGTAATCAAGGTAGGTGACAGCCGCCCCGGTTGGGCAAAGTCACTGAAGGAACTTATCTTCATGCTATATGCTGGACAAGTTCCAAAGTTTGATGTGAGTGAGGTTCGCCCTGCAGGTGCAAGACTGAAGACATTCGGCGGTCGTGCATCAGGCCCACAGCCTTTAGTTGAACTATTTGAGTTTGTCATACAGAAGTTCAAAGGTGCAGCAGGTCGCAGACTGTATCCAATCGAGTGTCACGACATCATGTGCAAGATTGGTGAAGTTGTTGTGGTTGGTGGCGTACGCCGTAGCGCATTGATTTCATTGTCTAATCTTAATGATGACCAGATGGCTCATGCCAAGTCAGGTCAGTGGTGGGAGAATGAAGGTCAACGTGCGCTGGCTAATAACTCTGTAGCGTACAAGCAGAAGCCAGAGATGGGTACATTCATGCGTGAGTGGTTGTCGTTGTATGATAGTAAGTCAGGTGAGCGTGGTATCTTCAATCGTGAGTCAGCTAGGAAGCAAGCAGCTAAGAATGGTAGGCGTGATGCTGACCAAGACTTTGGTTGCAACCCTTGCTCTGAGATTATCCTACGTCCATACCAGTTCTGTAACTTGTCAGAGGTTGTTGCACGTGAAACGGACACGCTGGCATCATTGAAAGAGAAGGTACGCCTTGCCACTATTCTAGGTACATTCCAATCTACACTGACAAACTTTCGTTACCTACGTAAGATTTGGCGGCAGAATACAGAGCAGGAACGCTTGCTTGGTGTATCCCTGACAGGCATCATGGATTGTGCTGAACTACACAAGGGCAAGCAAGTAGCAGATACACTTGAGATGCTGCGTGTCACTGCCATTGAAGCTAATGCAGCTATGGCATTTGAACTTGGCATTGAGCAGTCTGCTGCTATCACTTGTGTCAAGCCTAGTGGTACGGTATCGCAGCTTGTAGATAGTGCTAGTGGCATTCACGCCAGACACAACCCATACTACATTCGCACTGTCCGTGGGGATAACAAAGACCCATTGACACAGTTCTTGATTTCACAGGATATACCTGCTGAACCTGACGTAATGAAGCCCGACTCAACGACAGTGTTTAGCTTCCCTATGAAGTCACCTAAGAACGCAGTGACACGCACAGGTATGACAGCCATTGAACAGCTTGAACTGTGGCTGACTTATCAGCGTCACTGGTGTGAACACAAACCATCAGTCACCATCTCTGTAAAAGAGAATGAATGGATGGCTGTAGGTGCGTGGGTCTACGAACACTTTGATGAGGTCAGCGGTATCAGCTTCCTGCCATTCAGTGAGCATACATATCAGCAAGCACCTTATCAGGACATTGATGCTGACACATACAAAAAGTGGGCAGCTAAGATGCCAAAGAACGTAGACTGGTCTATGCTTCAGGAGTTTGAGAAGGAAGATACTACATCAGGTGGACGTGAGTTGGCTTGTACTGCTGGCGTTTGTGAAGTAGTTGACTTGAACGCAGCATGAGTGTAGTATGGAAGACAGGTGACGGGTGGGTGCAACATAACCCACCTGTTCATCACCCTTGCAGAGAAGAGTGGTTGAAACAAAAAGAAAAGGAGAAATCCTATGACGAAAAGCGTACTGAAGACAGCTAAGACAGTATTTGAAGATGGAGAATGGTGGTACATTCCCAGTGATGGTAAGCGGGAACGCTTAGAACAATACCAAACAAAGAATGCACGGCGTATGTGGGTCAATGGTAAGTATATCCCACGATCTCATCCTTTGTGGAAGGCAGGTAGATACAAGTCACTTGATGATGCATGGTCACATGAACAGATTGAATCTACAAAAGAAGGGGAAGTGTACGCCATTGTCAATGACGCATGGCTAGGATGGGTAAAGGTAGGTAAGGCAGTCAATGCTGATGACCGCTGTAACGGATACCAAACATCCTCACCATTCCGTGACTACCGTATCATCGCCCGTCTTGAGACAGACAATAGACACAGTAAAGAAGCTGAGATGCATAAGATATTCCAGCACTTTGCCGATGAACGTAAGGGTGAATGGTTTAAGATTGATAATGTAAAAGCTATCAAGATATTCAACCATCAAACAAAGACACTGTTCAATGAGTTCAAAAAGGAGTTAGTAGATGCGGCGTAATGGATTAAGTAAGTACGATGCTCCGCTGCGTATTCAATACCAGTGGGGATATGAAGCATTTAAGCATGGTGGCAGGTTTAATAAGAAGGGCGTATATCTAGAGCATCGTCCTAATATGGACACCCATACTATGCAAGCACGTGAGTGGCAGCGTGGTTGGAATGATGCCTACTATGAGCAGCTAAACAAGGTACAGACAAATGAAGCTAGAGCAAGAAGCTAAACAGTGGATGAAGGAGAAACAAATGAGTGGCATAACAGCATCAGAATACCAAAGTAAAGCATGTACTACAGCCATCTTCCCAAAAGAAACAGCCCTAGCGTATTTGACGTTAGGACTGACAGGTGAGGCAGGTGAGATTGCTAACAAGGCTAAGAAGCTGATACGTGATGGTGATAACCCCGCTAAACGTGCAGAGATTACAAAGGAACTAGGTGATGTCTGTTGGTATATTGCTGTACTATCGCAAGAGTTAGGAGTGAACCTTGGTAAAATCATGGAAGACAACTTGGAGAAACTGGCGGATAGGAAAGCTAGGAATCGTCTACAAGGTGATGGCGATAACCGATGATACTATTAGGTATTGTAGCAATGCTATATATGTATTTGTTGCATGTATTAGTAAAGGAGCAGGGGATTTGATTCCCCTGTTTTTTTTTTTATCTGTACGCATCCTTTAATGCTTTACCATACTCAGCAAGGGCAAATAAGTCTTCCACACTAGCACCATCAGCAGGTCTACCCCGACTTAACAAAAACTCTGATGCCGCATTTTTACGTATATCCTTTGGTAGCCTACGGTATGCAGTCATTGCCTCAATGTAAGCAGGTGCTTCTGAGTTAATTGTGTTACCATCAGTTAACTCTTGTTTAGCTGCTCTGATTTGAGACTTTATTAATGGTCTGATACGACTGTTAACAAACTCTTGCTCAGTCATTTCTTTCTGTAGTTCTGTATTACTTTTATATGTCTCACGAGATGCCTCTTCATAAGCCTGTGCAGCAGACACAATGCCGGGTATAATGCTACGTAGTTGTTCATTCTCAAATCTACGTACACTAGGTACTTTAGATGTGCTGCCCAACTCAAACTCAGTTAAGCCAAGGCGTTTAATATATTCACCCTCTTCACTATCTTGTGTTCTCAAGGTAAGCCCTAACCCAACCTTTAATGCTGAAGCTACTCTACTTGATTCGTCTTGGAATAGACGTTCACGATTAGGAAAGTCTGCTTCTTCTTTTGGCGACGTTGTAAAACCACGAGCATCAAAAGGTCTTTTAACTTCCTTCCCAAATGTAGAACCAAACTCTAGTGTAGGGTCTTGTGCTACATCCTTGTATGTTTCACCCCGTATACCTAGCGCACGTTCACTGTCAATTATCTGTGCAAACGGTACAGCCCAAGTAGATAGATAGTTACCTAACGCACGGCCTACACGCCTTGCTGCAACTTCATCTCTAGTTAAGTCAGAGTCACCTGCAAGCTGTACCACTTCATCTACAAGGCTATTACCTACACCTACACGTATATTAGTACCCAAGAATGTTTCTGCGAACTCTTTACCATTCCAAAAGTCATCAAACGTACCATCCTTTATACGCTTAGTTGCTTCACCTAAGTATAGCATCTGACGTAGCGGAAACTGTGGTGTAGTATCCATCACTGTACCATCGCCTACATTAATCTCTTTATAGTCTGCAGGTGCATCCTCACCACTACGAGCCATGTAAGCTGCACCAACTGCGCCTATACCTACTAGGTTACGTGAGATACGTTGTCTATCTTTAGCGGATAGTTTAGTGCCTTTAGGTATTTGACCCATAATCTTTTTTGTCAAGGGTATAGATGCACCACCCGCATAATTACCCATCAACTCCATTGAGTTAAACATAAAACGTGGGAATGGCATTACAACAGTCAAACCATTACGAGTAATGAATGATGTAGCTTCTCTGAACACGCCGATGTCAGGCTGCTTTGCGTAGGTTACATCTAGTGCATTGTTAGTAGCATCAGCTACCAGTTCATTGAATGACCTAGCCCCTTTAGGACGCACTGTAGTTGAATCATTGAGCAAGTCTTTAATCTTGCCATCATTCAACGTGTCAATTAAATCAATCTTATATTCACGCTTGACTAGGCGTTCTAGTTCACCAAGGAATGCACCCCTACGTACAAGGTATTCTTGCCAGCGGTTAGCACTGTTTAGTACGCTGACACCATCCTCTAGTTCAGATAGCACTGTATCTACACCTTTACCTAATGTTGGTGTAGCATCAGCAGCCGCTTCAGCTTCCCGTCTAGCTTTCTTTAAATCAAATTTTGTTTTAGTGTCTTTGGCACGTTGTCTAGCCGCCTCTATAAAATTATCTACTTGCTCTTTACGTGCCATACCCCTACCAGTAGCCGCCTGTAATTCGTTAAGCTGGTTAAACATAAGGTCAAACTGCTTGGCTAGTTCAGGTCTATCCAAGATAAAGTCAACATAATCTTTGGCATCCTGTCTGTTTTCAGGGCCAAACATATACTTCATATTGGCAAAGCTATCCTTCCAGTTTTCTTTACTGATAAGAGACTTAGCACCAGCAGCAGCCTTACCACCCACACCTTTTGCTTCGCCCATATTATATAAAGCAGTATCCATTACGTTACCTAGTGAATCCATGGGTGAACGAATACCTGCAGACTGTAGGTTACGTGCAGCGGTAGCAAGTTGAGACACCAGACCACCACGGCGTATACCTTCTAGGCGCATAATGTTATTACGTATAGCACCTTGACGTGCCTGTGTAGCTGCACGTTGCAAGTCTTGCATCTCATTTAGGGGCCTTGCACGTTTAATCTGAGACAGCTTGTTGAGTACTTTACCTGCCTCTGAGCCAGACCCTACAACAGTAAGAATGTAATCCTCAAAGGATACATTGTACTTGTTCAGTGTGTCGATGAGTTCGTCACCCGCTATCAATTCTTTGTTGATAGTCAGGTCAAGTAGGTTATCTATTACAGTCTTATCATTATCAAACGCTGTAGGATACTTAGTCTTTAGGTCAGATGCTGCAGCAACTAAACCATCTAGCTTCTCTGGCTTGAGTATAGGCGCAGTAAGTGTATCACCAACGCCAGCTAGTTTAGCTGCATCATCAGCCTCGACATCACCAAGACCTAACGCTCTAGCTGTCTCACTTCTAGTTTCTTTAAAACTTATCTCTTCAGCAGTTTCTTTACCAGCTTTACGTGCTAGTTCATCATCAACTACACGCACACCATCTACTACAGTTGAGATAGTCTTGCCTGTCTGTTCCTCAAAGCCTACAATAAGTTCATTCTTTAAGTCTACGTTCTCCGCCGCAACTTGTTCAGCCCGTGCCGTCTTAGTTGCTATCTCTTCTGCTGTAGCTTCCTTGGCCTTGTTGATGTTCATCTTACGGTCAAGTAGTTTAGCACGGGCTTTCTCACCCCTTGCTTTTAACTTGGCTGTCTGCTTGGCTTCTCTAAATAGTTTTCTTACGGGACGCATAGCCGCTGAAGCACCGGGAACCATATTCTCCATCATTTCTAACATCATACCCATATCACCAGCAAACTTCTCACCGCCTACTCTGTCCTCAAAAGGTATGTCAACTCCGACAGCTTTTAATCCTTTAGTTAAGGCTACCCCAACATTAGCAGTAGTGTCCGACACAGCTTCCATAGCTACAGCTAGATTTCTAATGTCTTTACCTGCTGCTTTACCAATCCATTCTACAATAGGCTGGAAAGGTTCTGCTATAGATTCCTCTATAAAGTTTTCTGGTATTACACTGCCAATATTACTAAGTTCCTCTGCTGTTTTTGCAGTACGGGCATAGTTAAACGCAGAGTCAGTCTGTTTTGACACTGTTGGTGTAGGCGCATCAATGGGTTCTAGTTTGGGGAGATAGTCCTCTGGTGCATCACCAGTAGGTACTTGAGGAACAGCCTTAAAGCCTTCAGGTACTTCACCTGTATCTACAGGCTCTGTTGAGACAGCAGTATCTAATTGCTGCCCCTGTCGTCTAGCTTTTAGTCTGTCTTTTAAAGATACTACAGTAGTGTCGGGGGCAGTTACAACTTCATCTTGTTCTGCTTGTGCTGCCTGTAGTCTCCTAGCCTTTAATTTATCTTTAAGACTTTGACCTTCTTCCTCATCATCCTGAATATCAGATGATAAAGCATCATCAGTAAAAGACTGCTGCCTCTTTAGTTTTAGTTGTTCTCGTAAAGAAGACATTAGTAGTCCCCGTCATATAAATCTCTACCAGTCCATATAGCGTATTTAGTAACGCCATTTTCATTATACTGCACAATATCTCCCTTTGAATAAGCGTTAGCAGTATAGGCATTATCTATCAATTCATCTGGGGAACCATCAAATACTTTTAACCGCTTGGATTTTTGTGCAGGTATAGCCAACTGTTTATCAATAAATGCCCTTACATCTTGTGCAAGTACATTTTCTTGTGCCTCTATCGCATTACGCATAGTTTCGTCACTTGTACCATACGTAGTTTCTACGGCATTTATAGCCTGATTAAAGTTATCGAAATAAGATTCGGCATTACCTTCTGTTATTTGTTTAACTTTATCTGCTACACCATCATATAATCCTGCTTTACCCATAGTTCTTTTAATTTGCGCATTAAATACAGCGTTTACACTTTGTGGGGAGAACTGGGCATCATCATCAGCCTCTGGGTTAGCTTCTTTCCACGCTTGCGTACCATCAATCGCACTTTGTCTTAGTGCATCAAAATCATTACGTTGTTGTGGTGTAAGACCGCCTTGAGCCAACTTCTGTTCAGCATACACAAACATTTCCTCAAAGTCTTTAAACTCTGGTGGAGATTTTTCTTTCTGTATTTTCAACTCATTTAGAGTAATACCTTGCTCTGCTGCTCTTTTACTCAAGATATGATTTTCAGCTTCACGTTCTAGTTGCTGCTGCCTCTGTAAGTCTGCTACGTCTTGACGGGCGTTGTCTCTAGCACGTTGGTCTGCATCTGTAGCCTCTTTTCTGTTAGCACGTGCTTCAGCGGCGTCAGCAATCTGCATAGCTTGGTCAATGCGTTTAGCGTTTTGGTCAAACGCACCTACTTCCATATCAAATCGTTGTGTGTCTCTTGCTCGTTCAGTAGCTGCAAACCCAGCTTCTTGAGCAGCAACCTGCCTAGTAAAGTCTAAGCCACTGACTTTACCCATGCCTGTAAGAGAAGGCCGTGCAGCAGATGCAGTGCTGGCTACGCTTGCATTCATCCTATCTGCTGCTCTTTTTGCAGCTTGTCCTTCTCTACCAAACAGTCTTCCAATAGGGTCATCTACTTCAAACATAGACGAACTTACTGTAAGATCGGGTGCTTCAGGAGATTTACTTGCGAGAAAAGCAGATTGAGTAATGGGTGTTTCACCTCTGACATAACCTTCAAAATCAGCCGCCGCATCGTATTTTTGTCCCGGCTGTAAAGTTGCTCTTGTTTTATCAACATTAGCTAAGTATGCTTTTACCTTTTCTGCACTACCTAATCTTTCAAAGGCGGCTGCTGTAAAGTCAACATCTCCACCCAACTCTGTTGCAAGTAGTTCAAAGGCTTCTTTATTTTCTTGGTCAACTTTTAACTTTCTTGCTTGATAGGCATCTTCTTTCGCAGCGTTTCTAGTTTTTATATACTTACGTGCTTCACTAAGTTCACTATTACGTCTTTCTAAAGCGTCCTGCATAGATTTATCGACACTAGATGCAAAACCAGTTAAAAGACCTCTACCAAAACTGCCGCTAAATAATCCCATTATTTCTTCCTCACCATTAAACCTTTAGGTTCTTCTATATCAGACTCTTCGTCTTTCTTTAACTCTTCAGTATCTACTTTATTTAGTTTCTTTTTATATTCCATTGCGTATTTAGCTAACGCTGAATTACGTGGCTTATCTTTATCAGGATTAGTTAAACCTGTTTCATAGTCAATACCTGCACTATCACCTAACAACATAATTAATTCCATAAGTATTGGCACTACAAGCATACCTACATCTACAGTATGTTTACCTTCCATAACGCTAGACAGTTGCATACTATTAGCAATAGAGGTTACAGGAACTCCTAATTCTAACACTTCAATAATCTGATCCATAAACTCTTCTGTTGTCATGCTTGCCATATAATACTCAATGGCTTCATCTACAGTAGAAAACTGTGATGGTTGTTGCCAAGGTCTTGCCCCTAACTCATGCGTTAGTGACATACCGGGAATAGGAGCATCAAAAAATTCTTCAGCCATTTTTTATTTCACCCCTGTGTTTACGTATAACCTGCATTTGTTTTGCTACACGAACTGCTGGATTAGATAAATCTAAACCCTCACTCATCTTGTTACCTGCGGTTGTTTTAGATAGCAATCCACCTGTAGGTTTTTCAGGCTTATCGCTAGGCATATTTTCAATATCCATATTGTAATATGCTTTAACTATATCAGTAAGCGCACGAGACATTATGCTTCTCCTTCTTTTTTTCTACTACCATATCCATAAGTTTCTTAGTTGCCCATTTTAATGGCGGTACTTTAGCTATTAGTTTAGCATAATTTTCACCGTGTGTCATGTATAATTTTTTAAACCATTTTGGTGCATCATACTGTAACCATGTACGGAAGATAAACCACTGTACATTCTGTTTGCCATACACTTCACGGGCAACCCAGCAAAGGCCACCCGACATAATCCATGCAGAACCTAGTGTGCCAATCAAGCCACCGATAGCATTACCAGCAGCACCAGAAGATTGCTCATTTGCAATTGTGCTACGTGTCTTAGCATCCAGTTCTGCAATAGCCAAAGCGTTAACACGGTCTATTTGATTTTCAGCAGATGTCCATGCCCACTCCATCGTATCTGAATAGTAGTTCCATAAGTTGCTGTATGCTTGCTTACTAATATCCAACACTGCTGAAGCATTAAGTTCGTTAGCACGATTAATAGCTGCAGTATCTGCTGTGGCAATCTGCCTACGCCACTGTGCATTACTTTGTGCAATCACAAGCTGGTTCTGTGCATTGAACTGGTCACGCTGATTATTCAACTCAGCATTAAAACGCTCAATAGTATTAGCTTGACCTGCATTAAACTGTGACTGTGCATTTTGTTGTGTTGCGTTAAACTGTGAAGTTTGAGATGCAAGGCTTGCAAAGAATTGGTCAACTTGATTCTGTGAACTAGCGTTAAACTGTCTTGCAGCATTCTCTGCAGCTTGATCTGTAAACATTGCCTGTACACGCTGCTGTGCTTTGAACAGTTCAGTCTGCTGGCGATTAGACAAGTTAGCCATGTCAATCTGTAAGAAATTTTGTGCGTTCTGTACTGCAGCTTGCTGACGATTGCTTAAATTAGCTGTATCCAACTGTGCTAGTGCAGATGCTTCAGCCATTACAAGAGCCTGTGAGTTAGACAGGTTCTGCAGGTTCATTGTATTAGCAGCACGTGAGTTTTCTAGCTGTACCTGCTGCTCTGCTGTAAAGTTCTGATTGGCAATGTCACTAATCTTACTAGCGTTCATTACCTTTGTTTGAAAGGCTTGGTCAAACTCTTGGCCCATAAACCTAGCACGTTGCTCTGCAGCCAGCATTGCTGATTGCTGCCTATTAGATAAGTTTTGCGATTCAAACTTGGCTACTGTCTGTGCATCTGCCATTGCAATAGGCATTGCAGACTCCATAGCAGCCTGTACAATAGCCTGACCAGCCAAAGATGATGCACCTAACCCACGAGCAGCCATAGACGATGTAGCAGCCCTCATAGCCCCTGCAGCCCATGCTGGTGTAGCACCGCCTTGAAACTGCTGCATCAAACCGTCAAGCTGTGTAGCCACCATAGTTTGTGCAGATGGATTAGCCTGTGCAGCAGCAGCATCTGTCTGTGCAGTTACTTGTGCAGCTTTAGTAGCATCAACACCTGTGCCACTAATCAGTTCGCCTTGTTGTATTTGACGCTGTACAGGATTGTTAATAAGTATTGCATTTCCCTGTGCTGCTTGCAAGTTACCTACAGATGAAGCAGTCTGCTGTGCGGCAGTTACTTGTGTGCGTGGGTCTTGCGGATTTGACTGTGCAGCTTGAGTAGCTGTTACAGCAGCATCTACATTAGCAGTAGCAGTATCTGCTTGCATTAAATTAGCTTGAGTAGGCTGAGTTACAGGTGGTGCTGTATATGCTTTAGCTGTTTGTGTTCCCACCCCAACTTGTCCAGTAACTGTACCTACACCGGGCTGCAACTCTTGTCCAGTATCGTACTGTGTTAGTTGAGGAGTAGTGACACCACCTGTTGGTAATGTAGGATCGTAAATACGTTTAACTGTTTCCTGCGTAATACCCGGCCCATCCGAAGATACTGCATTTGGTTGCACTGACCCACCTGTCTGAAACTTTTTAACTACACCACCTTTAGCCATCTGCATAGCTTTGTTTGTATAGTCATTCATCTTCTGTTGTTTCATAGGGTCTTGTGCAAGGAAGTCTTGAAATCCCTGCATATTACCTTGATAGCCCATAGACCGTGCTATCTTCTCCATGCCACTAGGTTTAAATGCTTTAAACATTGCCATTTTACAGTTCCCTACTCAATACTTTATCTAGTTTATCTTCTACACGATGTAGTGCTTCCATAACCTGCCTCATATCATCACGGAGTTCATTGCGTGTAGCATACTCTTCACGTGTTTTGTTTATTAAAATGTTCAACCGCTTCTGCTCTTTGCTTTGGTCAGACAAAAACCATGCAAGGCCAGCTACAACTAAACCAATAAGTATATCTATGAGGCTTGTCATTTCCATGTTTAAATCTCGTCAGGCCAGTCATTTATCGGCGCATTACCTGTTGGATTATCGTTATCATCTACTGGAATATCAAACAGAGCAATAAAAGCATCCAAGTCTGCTGCATTGTCTATTGCAGTTTCTATTGTATTACTTGCTGTGCGTACCGCTACACGATATGTTGTGACTTCACTAGGTACAGTATACCCAGATACTTCAGCAGCCTTTACGATGTGCCAGTCGGTTGGTGCAAGCAACAAACCTGCCTGTTCTTTTGTTTGTGCTTTGTGGATTGACTTGAGGCCAAGTGTTACAACCTGATTGCCGCCTTCGTCTAATATAGGATTGTCATCTTCATCGACTTCATTTATGTCAGTTAGTGATTTTGGTATTAGTGTGCCGTCAAGATTACGACCCCAATAAAAACGGTTGTCAACAGGTTCTTGCACTGGGGCTGGCTCTTCCCACACAATATTATATCTTGCTTTAAACGCATCATTATACCTCATCCACAAACCAGAATGCAGTGTTCCATTGCTATCTGTCCAAGCTGTTCCCGGTCTTAATATTTTGTGTCCGTGTTTCCAAGGCATTATTATATCTCCTAGTTAGAATTAGAATATTTAAATGGACATTCAGCAAATGCAATATAGAAATGCCCATTATTGTTTTGATTTATACCTGCTGTTGAAGCGGTGCGTATCTGAAACCCATTGCTTAAAAAGTCTATGTCTGCATTTGATGTGTCTTCATCATTATAGTTGTCAGCATCAAGTCTATCATCCATTTCATTGATAGGACTTCTTACTGAATCTAATATAAACCAGTTACCTGTTCCTTCGTAACATTTTATCATAACCCATCTTGGCTTAAACCCAGTGTAAACAAAAGGACCTTCCGCAATACCATTTCCTTCATAACTTCCCAGCTTACAATAACCATCCACTGAATGAAAATTATACATAATAAAATTGTGATTATCTTCGTTATTTGTTCTAGTTGCGGCAGTTGTACCAGAAATGCCAACAGTTACAGTTTCATCATTTCCTGACGTTGGGTATACTTGTGCAGTTCCAGTTGGATTCATGCTAGTCCAATATATATAATCATCACCTATATGTGTTGATGACAGGCTCCAGTTGTCGTTATTACTATTATTACCACGATCTTTAATAAGCGTAAATTCTGTCTGTTTTAATAATCCATGACCAACAGGTCTACCGCTTAGACCAGCAGAAGTATGATCTCCAACATAACTAGCTATACTAAATCCAGCAGTTTGATTAGCAGTTACAATTGATTCTTTACCGCCTTTAAAATTACTTGAACCACGTTTTGTATTAGGAGTAACTTGTCCACCCATACCACTATGTGATGAACAATAATAGTATAAAGTTGGTGCATCGCTTGCAAGAACTATAGTTGTTGTACCATCAGTACCCGGCGTACCTGCTGTTGTTACACCCGTTGTATATTCTGAGCCACCGCCATGAGTACCGTCTGATGTAGTAGAAAAACGAAGTGGATGACCTGTATTACTACTGTCTGATTGGTCAAATGTATATGTACCACCCGGTTGTAGTGTTAATGTAGGAGCATATATAGTTGTATTTCCATCAAACAAATATTTATTTTGATCGCCATCACTAGCATCTGCATCAACTTTTACAGTATAATTTCGTGTAGGAGAAGGCCCACCTGCTTTCCACATCCAAGCTACATATGAATCACCACTTCCATTAACATCACCATTAGAGCCAATGGTAAATCCTTGAGGATCAAAAGATATTAAAGTAGTATCATCTGTTCTTGTGGCTTCTGATGTACTATGGGCTACACTAGATTGTACATATGTTTTTGGTCCTCTAATTGTGTCAAATAAATAGTGATGGACATTAGCATCTCTTTCTTTAATCCATACAAAATCCGGACTATCTATACCTTCTTTGGGAATGTTGTCGTCTACTAATGCGAGGAAACCTGTAGGTACATCATAGAAAAATTTACCTAAACCATTAGCGTCCGTTTTATCCGTAGCTGGTGCTGTTTCATCTCCAGCAAAAGTTGGATCCTGCCCAAAGTTAGCATGATGTGGGTCATTGCTTGATGTGCCACCTGTCTTACTAACCATCATAAGATAAGTACCTTCAATGCCCGTAAAAGCTGCGTTAGTTGTGGTGCCATCCGCTATCTCTGATGCTGTTGCACTATTTTGCCAAGTACCGTTTTTACTAAACCAAAGCGCACCATTATCCGCATCAAATGCAACACCGACTATGTCACCATCAGCACTCCAAGAGTCACCGTATGACCCCTGATCTCCGCCATTATATATATTGCCCTGATCGTAGTATAAATAACAATCGCTATTATTATATGGGATACTACTTATAGTTGTATCTTTTTTAGCGATACCAATGAGTCTTACCATACTACCAGAACCTGCACTTCCGTTTCTAGCTTCCCAATACCATTTTCCAGATGATACAGCAAAAGTAGATCGCTGCGTTCCGTTATTGCCGCTAGTTAAAGCACGAAGATTTCCTTCAGTTGGTGCATTGTAATTATAATTATTGTTTGGATCCCAAGTATCAAAGTTCTGTGTAGGACTGTCACCCATCTGGTCAGTTGTTTCTATATTGACAGACGGTGTAAAATCATTACCCTTACCTGAACTGTCTGTACCCAATGCACTAGCAGTTGAGTTATCAGAGAAGTCAAGATAGAAACCATTATCGCCAAATGTTAAACCCGACACTGCCTTTGGAATCCAATAACCATTAGAACCTAATTGACCAAATTCTGTTGGATCAACTATACTACCATCAATTACATTCATTTCAGCAAGGTAGCCATCAAAGTGATAGGCACCATCAGTGTCATCACCAATATAAGTAGTAACACCATTACGCAATAACATGGTGGCTGTATCATCCGGCACAAATGATCCACTGGTTGTTCCAGATATTAATTCTCCATTTACATAGACCTTATGTATGTTTGCGCCAGTTTGGTCTTGACTATCCGCTTGAGCAACAATGTGATACCAAGCTGATGTATTTTTAAATTCTCTATCACTTGTAAAGCTGGTATATCCCGTATTGTATGCATTCCATGTTATTTTGTCACTTGAATCAAACTGTAAAAAAGCACTACTACCACTTTTTGCAAATATAATATTTGTTCTAGCACCTAGACCAGCACGTTTGACCCATACAGATATTGTCATTTTTTTAGTATTAGTCTGTGTGCTAAAATCGCTTTTTGATAATGCTGGCTCATCATCAGGCTCAAACCTAAGACTATTAGCAATAGTAGTGACATCTTGAGGATGCTGTACGCCACCCGAACCAATGTGTTGTTCTCCACCTGTGCCTGTATAAAGAATAGTTTCAAAATGATCGTCAACTTGCAAACCAGCATCTTGATTTGGGCCAATAGCTGGTGTTGGTAAATTGGAAGTACATAAAGCTAACGCATCTGTTGGCGGGGTATAATAAAAATCGCCTACACCGTTTGCGTCAGATGCCTCTGCTGAACCGGTTGTTTTATTATCAGCAAAGGTATCATCCTGACCAAAATTAAATAGATATTCTCCACTGCTATATGCTAGTGCCATAGCGTGAACAACCCTACCTGCTGATGGGTTTGCAAGCCCCATTGAAAGGCCACCTGTTAAAGCATCTGGGTCCGCACTATTTTGCCAAGTATTATTTTTTCCAAAATATACTTCGTTGTCATCAACATTTACAAAAACTTGAATAATATCTCCTGTTGTCCAAGTGTCTTGGCCTGTAACTTCGTTTTTGCCACCACTTGTAGGACCATAATAAATTTTTCCAGTAGAGTTGTATAAAGGTATTTGATTGGAGTAACTGCCCGGTCCACTGTAATCAAAATAACCTCTGTAACTTGAGAATATACTTCTGTCAATAGTCTGAAAACCTATTCCGGGTGATCCGCCTTTGGTTTTTACATAAACTTCAAAGTACCATTTTCCAGATACGGGTATTGCAGCACTGCTATAACCACCATTTTGATAACTACCACTACTATTTTTGTAACCTATAGCACCTTCAGGATAAGTACTACTACTTGTTGCTGTTTCCGGCCTCATATTAGGATTCATAGTATAAAAATTATTAGTGGGTGTATCCGGCACAACATCGTTTGCAGTTATACCATTTATAGTAAAGTGATTTCCCTGACCAGAATTATCTGCAATAGTATTGTTTGGTTGATCCGTAGCTGATCCATAAGGGTCATCCCTAGAACTACCTGTGGTGTTTATATCCGAACTTTTATACGTAAAATAAAATCCATTTACTCCATAAGTAAACCCAGCACTAGAAAGATTCTTTGGAACCCAAACGCCATTAATATCTTCTGCAAAATCATTTATATCGCCAATATAGCCATCAAGAGCAACAGTTTCAGCAAGATAACCATCTATATACTGAGAAGCGTTACTTCGTTTCATTATTGTGGTTAGATGACCAGTATTGATAAGTTTATCCATTGTACTGGTTGTGGCTCCAGAAACACCTTTTTCTAAAGAACCATTTATGTAAAGTTTATACTCACCTGCTGAATGGTCAAATGTAAAAAATACATGATACCAAGCTGTAGGATCTCTAAATAGGGCATTTGAAAAATATGTGGAACTATTTTCTATGAGTCCTATTTTTTCAGTATCTTCAAAAATAATACCTTCAATACCACTAGCGGCAGCACAAATAATACTATCGTAAGTTGCAAAACGTACTTTAGACTGTTTTATCCAAGTTGAAAAAGTTCGTTTGTTTACATCTGTCGAAGTTCCAAAATCATTTTTACTTAGATATGCCGCAGAACCATCAAACCGCAGAGATTGATTTATAGTAGTAGGATAGGCGAAGTCACCGCCGCCGCCACTTAACGGTCCACCCGGCGCACCCGCACCGCCCAGTCCAGCATGATTTCCTTTTACAATACTCATATTTTAATTACACACCTTCTGATGTCAGTGAACCTGATACTGATAATAACACATCGTTTGTTCCTGATGTACCTACTGTATAATAAGCTAAGTGATATACACCTGCTGTTTGTAGAGCAGTTAGTGCTGATGCATTCATTGCAACTACAGCATTCGCAGTAATAGCGTGTCCTCCAGAGTTATCAAACTTAATATTGCCTGACTGACCTTCTACAATATTAGAAAATGTAATTTCTGCATCGGCAGTAGGGGTACATTCAAAATTAGTATTAGCAGATAAATCAAAACTAGCATCATCTTCTGCTGTAACAGCATCAGTTCCATCTGAACTTAATGCACGTCCTGTTACAGTAACTTCATCTGCACCAATCTCTAATACAGTAGATGATGTATCTTGAATCTTGATGCTACCTTCACTTGTAGCATTATCAATAATACTGTCAGTACCATCGTGATAAATCTCTAGGTCATTACCTGTACCAAACCGCAAGCGATCATCTGTTGCTGCACCACTGTCATCAAACTCAATGTTAAAGCCATCTGCAGTAAGTGTACCACCAAGAGCAGGTGATGTATCACTTGATATACTTGTTCCCGGTAATGCTTCAAGCTGTATTGTACCACCAGTGTTATCATATGTCAACACATAATTATCTTGACCCGCACCTATACTTTGGTCTGCGTCAAATTCAAAGTTGCCTATAAAAACATTACCTGTGGTATTAGGATCAAGTATAATGTCTCCAGCCGTATCTGTACTTATAATACTGTTGCCGTTAATATTTATATTATCTACTTGTAACTCTGTTACTGGACTATTAGTACCAATAGTTACACCGTCAATAGCACCGCCATCAATATCAACTTTGCTAATATCAACTTCGCCTGTGCCATCTGGTGTCAGTGCAATATTACCGTTTGTATCGGTAGATGTAATAGCATTGCCATCAATATTAATATTGTCAATTTGCGCTTCCGTAACAGGACTGTTTGTACCTAAAGTAATACCGTCAATAGCACCACTGTCAATGTCTACCTTGGTAATGTCAACTTCTCCAGTGCCAGCAGGAGTAAGTTCAATGTTACCGTTAGCATTTGTGCTTGTAATAGCATTACCATCAATATTAATATTATCAACATCGAGGTCTGTATTAATTACAACTGTACCAGTTCCGTTTGGTGATAGGTTAATATCGCCGTTAGTATCTGTGCTGCTAACAGTGTTGCCATCTACATTGACATTACCAACAGTAGCACCCGAACCATTCAGCTTTAAGCGTTCTGCAGCAGCAGTACCAGTTGACATGGTTTTGAATATCATGTCAAATTCTTCAGATGTAGGTGTTAAGCCGCTGGCTGATGACTCAATAACGCCACCAATTTCTAAGTTACCTGAAGCAGTTTCAGTGGAAAACTCAACGCCAGTACCGATGCCGACAGCAGGTGTACCACTGCTTTGTGCTTGTAGTTTAAGAACATCAGTTACTGCGTTTGTTGTAGAGTTTTCTACGTTTAGTGTTACGCCTGTATCTGCTACGTGTGTAATATTTACTTCGCTACCTGCACCAAGATTAATAGCAGATGCATCAGTAGATAAATCTACATTTCCAGTAACATCAATGCCTGTGCTTTCTGTTGAAAGTTTAATAGAGTTATCATAGTAGATGTCTACAGCACCATTAGCAGTACCATGTAAGTATGTTTCAGTACCAGCAGTAGCAGACAATCTTAAATCTGTAGCAGCAATACGCAAATCACCAGTACCTGCTGCAAAAATTCTACTTTGATTAGATGCAGTATCGTGATATATTTCTAAATCAGGATTAGCACCAACACGGATTCTGTCATTATCATCTACATCAATATTATTACCACCAGTAGTATTACCGTTAGAAAGTACTTCACTGAGTTCATCTGCTCCACCTATTTGAGAATCTACGTATGCTTTAATAGATTGCTGCGTAGCTAGTGCTGTATCACTATCTGAAGTCATTGTGTCTTCGTCAAGAATAGCAGTCACAGTTGCGCCGCTAGCTAACGTAAGGTCTGTGCTGCCTGTAAGGTTAGTAAATGTACCAGCAGCAGCACTATTAGCACCAATGGTAGTTCCGTCAATAGCACCTGCGTCAATGTCTACGGTAGGTAAGTTTGCTGTACCAGCAAGGTGAAGGTCTTTATACTCAAGAGAAGATGTACCAAGGTCTAGTGTGTTAGTCGTCTTAGGACGCATTTCTGTAGACGACACAACCACATCTTGCACAGGGCCAACCACAGTAATAGGACCACCTTCTGCAGCAGTACCATCGTGTGTATGTCCTGTGGTAGCATTAAAGGCTGCTTCAATGGCATCATATTCGCCATCAAAGTCAGCAGCGTTAATTACGTTACCATCAGCAATATTATTAGCTGTATCGTTTCTAGTGTATCCTGTTCCCATAGTTTTTACCTTCTTGAGTTAGTGGCATATTCTACCGTTAATGCGTCAAGGGAAAACGGCGGTGCCTCTGTAGCAGAATCAAACAAGAATGAAACTGCAAATCCTGAACCAACAACTTGACTTTCAAATAGTTTAACTAGCTTGGCTCCATATGATGTTACACCAAATGTACCTTGTCCAAAGAAACCAACAGTACCCTGTGTGTTTTGAATGTTAATAGGTGCTGGTTGTATTATACCTGATTCGTCAAAATCTAACTTTAAACTTAAATCAAATGCCACACTACCTTGTGGATCTGTGTACAAAAATATCTTATAAAAAGTTTTTCGTACACGTGGGTCTTCAATAGGAATAAACGGCGTAGCAAAAGTAATTAGTATTGGTGTACCATCAAAATCACTTCCTGATTCCATTTGATACAAGTAGCCATCATTATTAGCAAAAACCACGACTTCTGTATTTAAGTGGTAGTTACTGTCTGCTACATATGCTCGTATGCCTCTTGTTTCTGCATACTGCATATTTGCACCGCCCTGTTCTGCAAACTGCGTAGCAATAATACCTTGAGCATTTTCCTGCGTAATGTTATTGTTGTACCCTAATATTCTATACTGCGACTTTTCTCTAATAACACAACTTGAAAAATTTGTATTCGCTGAAATAAATGTCGTTAAGTCATCCTGTATAGTTTTAGATACAACACCTAATCCAAAGTCACCAATTCTATCTGTTGCACTTAACAGTCGCAGACCATCAGGTGCTAAGAACATAATGTCACCGCCGACTTCTTGAATGGTGTCACTTTCAATACAGCCAATATCGTTTGTTACTGGCTGCAATGTAAAGTCTGCGATAGTGTTACCGACTAATCTTTGTATAGATACTTCAGTAAAAATAATTAATTGGTCACGAAATACTTCTAGTCCAGTAATTGGTGAGCCTACGTTGATTGCACCTGCGCCATTAGCTACTGAAAAGTCATTGTCTGTATATGGTGCAGTAAAATTAAGATTAGTTCCTTTACCAAAGAACAAAGCATTTTTAAAATTGCTTACAAAAGATGAGCCTTTTACATCTGCTGGAGCATCGTTTAGTACTGTAAATATACTATCATCATATGTGGCTGGTGCATTGGCACCGTCAACTATAGCAATCTTTTGCGTACCATCGTAGTTGTATTTAGCAAACCGGGTACGTGATGCACCTTCTCTACTGGTAGATATAAATGTAATGGCGGCATTATCTGCTGGGCTAGAGTTAAGTGCTGGGTCTATGCTTATAGTTGCTGCACCAGAAGTAACGCTAGGTGCTGCTGTAACTGTATATATTAAGTCTACACCAGCAATAGTAAACTGATCTTGTGGTTGCGGAGTAGCGTCTAAACCATCTACCGCTAATGACGAACCTGTTTGGCTTCCACCATTTACTAATACAGTACCATAACTAGGCACATTTATTTTAGTATAGCCAGTACCTGTAGTGCTGTATATGTCATCATTTTTAGCAACAATAGCTTGGCTTTCCCAGCTTGCTACGCCTAATGCAAGGTAGTCTAGTACGGTAGATACAAACGTAATGTCATCTTGATCTGACGGATTGACCACCATTGTTTGGTCAAATGTTAATGTTGCTCTGTTTACACCTGCAGAAAAACTCACGCCGCCTGTGGCTATAGTATATCTGAAACTAAGAACAGCGTTGTCTGTAGGAGTAACTGCTAACTCTGGTGTTATTGTAAGAGTAGATGCTGTACCTACAAGAGCCGTTGCTGCGCTTACTGTGTATACAGTTGTGTCACCTTCTATAGTAAATGTATCATTTACAGATGGGGTTACATCTAATCCGTCTACGTCTAGTGATGTACCTGTCTGCGCCGCACCTGCAACTGCACCACCTGTAAATGTCAACACATCACCCGCAACAGGTGTTTGGTGTATATTTGCTATTGTAAGTGATGTACCGCTTTGACTACCACCATGTACCTTTGGTGCGCCATATGGCGGAATTATATTACTGTCGTATTTGTCATAGCCCTCAATTCTACGATAGCCACCTTCAACAGACGGTTCAAAGTTACGTAGTATTCTTGCGCTACCCGGTGCGTTAATACCCTGCTGCAAAGGTGACAGATTACTTATAAGACCACCACGAAACTCAACGGCATAGGTTTTCCATGCATCAGCCATAAATTACCCCTATGTTATTGAAGAATATCCGTATCTAAGGCCACCACCTGTGTTTTGCGGAATCATATAAGAACGCACATACCGTGTACGGTTAATCAACATTGAACGCATATATTTAATGCCTTCATCAAACTTTTCTTTCATTACCAACGCATCTTGCGTATTACCACGGAACAAGTACGCATAGTGCATAGCACCATCTACAATCACATGAACAAACCTATCAGGTATTACTATTGTATCACTGTTTGCAGATAAGTCAGCAGTAAAGTTAAAGTACTCATATACTAACTCATATGCAGCATTTGGTTCTGGGGATAAAATAAACTCAAGGGAAGGGGCGTGTACTACACGGGTGGGAACACCTTGAAAACTGGTGTTGTTATATTCTTGTGCTACAAATTTATCTAAGTATTCTTCATATGTCATAGGTAATATACGAGTTGTAGAATTACCTAGTGAACTATTTTCTTTAATTCTAAAAGTATCAAAGTTAATTACCTTGCAATCAGCAGGAAAAGAATAACGGCTCTGATTAGCCGTTAGTGTTAATTCTTCTACATTATGGTTAAAAGGCCACTCAAATTCGGATTGATTTATATATCTAATAGATGCATTAACAGCGTCCTTTGCGTGTGCATAAAAACCTGTCGCACTTGCAAAGTTTGCAGAAGTTAGTTCAACTTCATTCAAACGTCTGTTTACTTGATTTACTAATTGTAAAAATGTCGTAGCCATCTATGATTCCTCAAAAGAAAAGTGAAGGGGCAAGTTGCCCTGCCCCCTCAACTATTTAGGCAAGTGTGTCACGATCTACTTCATCAGCAGCCATGTCACCTGTGTCTGCCATATTCATCAGAACTGCGAACACACGGACTTTACCTTCAGTTGGAGCAGTAGTTGCTGCCTGAAGTTCCCAGTCAATTGTGTCTTCAGCTTCGATGAAGATTGGAGCAGATGCATCAGCCATAGTTGCATAGCCAACACCAGATGTCAAAGAAGCAGAGTTATCGTCAATGTCAAAAGCTGACACAAAACGAGTAACATCTACACCAGTAACACCAAGGTTAGCAGTACAACCATCAGCAGCCGTTTGTACAGAAGCAGTCATTTCAAACCCTGCGGTAAGAATGAGTGTTTCAGCAGGTACGGTAATCGCTTCAATGATGTCATTGGCAGCAAGAGCAGAACCTTTAGCAGTTACTGCAGCAGCCAAATCAATCGTTTGCTGTACCATGTACGGCTGACGACCCCGTGCGCCAACGCCACGGGCAGTAGAGGCAAGAGTAGTTACAGTAGCCATAATCTATTCTCCTTTACGCTAAGTGGTAGATGGCGTTCACAAGAGCCTCTGGACGGAGAATCTTGCGACCATACAAATGCATACCACGAACAATGTCAGCAAAGCTGTCAGGGTCACGGTAGGTTTCGGTCTTATTAATCTGCTCTGCAGTTGCAACAGCAGATGAATGACCAGCAACAATTACACCAAAGTTAACGGCACTGTTTGTTCCTGCAAAGGAAGGACCAGTACCAAGTGCTGGCAAATTGTTAGACGAGTACACGGTGAAGCCGTGGATGTTGTTGCTTACAATGCCGTTCTGCAAGCCTGACCCACCAAAGTCAGCATCAAACAGACGAGAATCTTCGTCTTTCAATACTTCCATGAACACTGGATCAAGAACAAGCCAACGACCCTGTGTGTCAACATTCTGCTGGTCTAGCAGACGTGACATACGGGCAATGATTTGCAACGGATTTGCATCACCTGCGGCAGTTGGAGCAGCACCTGCACCAGTACGTGGCAGGATAGCAATCGCTTCACCCGCAGTACCAGAGTTAAAGTCAGATGCGTCCAGCTTCATGCTGGCAAGCAATTCGTCTGTACCTGCAGTTGAAACAGCAACAGAACCGTTAACAGTTGTGTTTACTGTGTCAGCATTTGCATGAAGTGCAGACTGCTTGTAGCCTGACAAGTAGCCAAGAACGTCTTGGTCAAACTGGTCAGCCAAACGGTACGCAGCACGGTCACTTGCCAAAGACTGGAAGTTAACGTGGCTGTGTGCCTCTTCAATGTCGTCAACCTTAAATGCAAAGTAGTTAGCTTTGTCAATTGTCAGGCTGAAGTCTTCATCGTCAAGGTCTTGTGGGGTGATTGTTGTACCACGCTCATAAGCCTTAACTGTGATTTCGGGTTCCTTGATAATCTTCACGGAATCACCCATGTTAGCAATCTCACCGAAGTAATCGGAGTTTGAGATAGCTTCAGCAACAGCAGACTTGCGGAAAGCAAGTTGCACCTGTTTGCTGTAAATTACGGGTGAAAAATTACCGTTAGGAAGATTGCCATACCCCGCAGCGGAAGTAAATGCCATTTTAAAATCTCCTATTGTAGCATTTTACAGATACAAACTCGCAAGACTAATCAGGAGGCTGATTCACATTGGGTGCGTATTTTAGCAAGATGGCCGTCCTGCTATTCTACGGGCCATGTTCGTCAGGTAATCCGTAAGACTTGGCTGTTTGCGAATAGTAGTGTAACCATGTTGCGCTACACAGTTACACTAATCTGACTATAGTTATACTTACAAATAACTATTTGTCAACACTTTTTTTATCTAGCAGAGCCAGATACATCATAGATAAACTTTCCACTACGGATAGCTTCCATGATTTCGTCAGACCGCTTTTCATACTCTTGCGGCGACATCTTTTGTACCTGTGATTCTTTTAGATATGTAGTTGCCTCATTTTCCTGTGGCTTACTACGTGAGTCTTTTGTAGATACAGACTTAGCTGCAGCTTTATCTGACTTAGGTTTTGTTTTAGCAATGCCCATGTCAGCTTTGTACAAATCAATGGCTCTAGCAGCAGAACGTGCGTCATTGTCATTATCATACAGCGCATCTTGTACCCACTTAGGCTGCTCTTCTGCCCACTCGTGGAACTCATCACTGTCACGGATGTCACCAAAGTCAGGGTGTAACCGCATTAGTTCTGCTTCAGCT